CTAAAACGACCAGCCAAGTCTCCAAACTGGCCGATGAAGCCGAGCGGGCCAGCCGGGCGATGGCGAGTCTGTCCAGCGTCAATCTCAGCACGTTAGCGAGTCAATCCGGGACGCTGGCAACGAACTTCAACACCCTGAACGGAGCGTTGTAATGGGCGTCGTGACCAAACTCAAAGAACTGGAAAAAGTGAAGCTGACCTTGAACACCGCGCCGACGCTGGCCACGAAGGCGACGCCCGTTGCCTCTCCCGTGTCCACTCCGGGCCTGACCGCTGAACAACTGCTCGAGGCGCTGGAAACGGCGCAACGGCGAGGACTGCATTGATGGCGATTACCGTTGCAAACCTGAAATTTTATACCGCTGAACGAATGACGGACAACGAAGACGGCGGCGGGCAGATGGCCGGGAATGAAATCATTTCAGGACAATCGAATCAAATCTTTGACGATTTAAGCGATGTTGACCGGGCCGTGGGCGACGCTTCGATTCGCAAGGTCTACGCCGCCGTGACCTCCGCCGATACCGACAAGTACCTCGACGCCGGGGTAGTGATTTTCAAGGAGCCGAGCGACCCGGACGTGAGCGTCCTGGCATTTTCGACCGGCGATTATTACGACGAACGGGCAGCCCTCAAGAATCGCATCGAACAGACCATCAGCCGGGGCGCGCGCTGGAATGGCTGGCTGTGGGGTCAGCACCTGACGGGTCAGCGGGTGGTGGTGCTCTGGCAACGCCCGGAAAACGAACTGCCCAGTACCGGGCAACGGCTGGAATTGGTGGCGAAGGCCGGGACGGTGGAACAGTACAGTCAATTCCTCTGGATCACCCGCATCACTGAGAGCCTGCGCACCCGCTACGATGAGCAAGGCGCGTATCAGATTCGCGAGGTGGTCTGTGAACTGGCCGAACCGCTGAACGCCAATTTCATCGGCCCGGAACCCTCGCGCACGGATCCGAGCGTCAGCAGTGCGCAATCGCTGGTCTATGACACCCGCTATAACGCCGAAGCCGTCCCCTTGTTTGGGATTCGCCCAGTGGTGGAAGAAGCGACGACCGGCGATTTCACCGTGAAGGTGGACACGCTCTATTCCCCGATGATTCCGACCGCGTTTTCCGAAACGGCCTTGCCGGATGTCACGCCCGGCGGCGATTCGCCCGCCTTGATCGCCGGAAACAGCGGCACGGTCAACTTCACCACCACGACGCAGTGCATCAAACCGGATGTGACCTTGTACTGCGGCACGGGGATTTATCCGGGAACGCTGAGTATCAGCGTCTCTGGTTCCACGATCACTGATGACAACGGGGTTGCGCGCCTGTCCGGGACGGACATTGGGGCCATTGACTACGGCAATGGGTTGATTCGCTGGCATTCGACCTGCCCGAATTATTCCACGAACTCCAAGACCGTCACCTTCAAGCCTGCGTCCAAGCCGTTGCAGGTGGCGGACACGGCGGCGCAAGTGGTCACGGCGGAAAACCGGGGTTTTGTCTGGGTGATGACCCTGACGCCGATTCCCGTGCCGACCAGCTTGCGAATCTCCTACCGGGTGAACAACGTCTGGTATGTGATCTCCGATCAAGGCGGCGGGCTGATCAGCGGCGTGGATTCCAGTTACGGCTCCGGTTCGCTGAACTTCTCCACCGGGACGGTCACGATCACCACGGGTGCGTTACCCGATGTCGATTCGGAGATTATCTACGCCTGGAATACGCCAGCCGTGTACACCGCGCGCGGCGGCGAAGCCCTGGATGCGCCCGTGGTTCACGGGCAAACGACGCACGGCGGGATCGCGCCCAACAGCGTGACCGTCACGTGGTCTACCTTCACCCTCACCGATGACGGCCACGGCCTGCTGACCGGGACGGGCGGCGCGGGCGAAGTGCGCTATGCGACCGGCGAGTGGTGGGTGCGCCCGACCACGTTACCGGCAGGCGGTACGGAGTTCACGATTGAATATGACTGGGGAACGCCGATAGAGGAGACTTTCGCCCATCCATTGCGGGCCGGGGATGGCACACTGGAATTGACCTTGGCGAATCCGAACATCAAGCCGGGCACGGTACAGGTGGAATGGAACCTGCTGGTTCTCGATTATGCGGCGGCGGTCGGGGTTACGACGCAGTTTGTCCCTGATCCGGCACAATCGGCGATTGGCCTCCGCTCGTTCGATCCGATTAAGATCATTCGAGACGATGGTGCAGGCGTCTTGCCGATTTCCGGCGGAACGAACGGCGCGATCAACTATTCCGCCGGGACGCTGGATTTCCTGCCCGATGTCACCGTGTCCATCCCCAAGCCGCTCTTTGAAAACGTGGTGTTGGGAACGTCCTCGGTGAACAGCGGCGGCTTGACCACGATCAAGACCACCTGGCGCACGATGTTCAAGGGGTGGGAATATATCCCGGCTGGCGCGCAGTATCCGAGCGATGAAACGGGTTATGTGATCGTGCGGTATCGGGTGACGGGCGGGGACACCACGGCGACGGAGACCCTGACGCTCACCACCTTGACGCTGGATTTAACGCCCGGCTATGCGGAAATCATCAGCGCCGGGTCGGTGCGCTTCCTGTTAGCGGGGACGCTGTATGTCGAAACCGCCGGACAGATTTACCGCGCGCCGGGACCGGATACGGGAGCGGGAACGCTCTCGGGCAGTCTGGACCCGAGCAGCGGGCGGGTGATCCTGTCCAGTTGGGTGACGGGTAGTAACACCGTGACCCTACAATCCATGGTGACGAGTCTGGACGTGCGGCCCCTCGATGAAGTGGTGTTTCGTACCCCGACTTCGCCGCTCAAGTCCGGGACGCTGCAACTGCGTTGGACGACGTATGACGGCACGGCGAAGAGCAAAACCGTGGATGGCACGGGCCTGCTGGAAGATACCGATTGTACGATCCAGGTGGATTATCCCCTCGGCATTGTGCGCGCCCGCTTCGGCCAGTGGAAAACCGACGCCAGTTTGTCGCCGGAGGAAAAGATGGAAGTCTGGTATGACCCGGACGCCCGCATTGACTTTGCCGGAACGCTGAAAATCTGGAAACCGCGCCCGGTGTTGGCGTCCTCTCTCGTCTACAATGCCGTCGCCCAGACGTTTTTACCGCCGGACAGTACGCTGTTGGGGCTGAACGCCGCGCGCCTGCCGCCGGATGGCAAGGCGCTGATCTACGTCGTGGGCCGGCTGGTGCTGGTGCATCACACGGACACGTTTGCCGAGTCTTCGCTCTCGCCGACTCAGGTACTCGACTGTGGCCGGGTGCGGCTCTATCGCGTGGCGATTACCGACACCACGGGCGCGGCCTTGCCGGCGAGTTTTTACAGCGTGAACCGGGAACTCGGCACAGTGACGATGGCGTCTGACCTGAATCTGACCGGGTACACCGGCCCGTACACCGTGCATCACACGGTCGGCGATCTGGCCCGGCTGGTGGAAACCAACATCAATGGCGCGCTGGTCCTCAATCGCGCCGTCAGTCATACCTACCCGGCGGATGACTCCCGCGTGTCCGGTGTGCTGTTCATTGGTACGATGCAGGCCCGGTACACGAATCTGTTTGCTCAGGCGACCTGGACCAGTGTCTGGAGCGATACGCTCATCGGCTCGGAACCTCTGGCCCAGTACAACGACACCGCCTTTCCAGTGGTGGTCAGTAATCTTGGCGCGTACCAAGACCGGATATTGGTTAAGTTCACGAGCGGCACGGCCTTTCAAGTCTTCGGCGAGAATCTGGGGCTGATCGCCACGGGCGTGATTAGTGAAGATTGCGCGCCGGTGAATCCGTTGACCGGCCAGCCGTACTTCACCATCGATTACCGGGGATGGGGCGCGGGATGGGCGACCGGCAACTGCCTGCGCTTCAACGTCATTGGCGCGAACTATCCCGTGGATTTAATCCGCGCTGTGCAGCCCTCGACGCCCACGGGTCTTGATGACTCGGTGGAACTTCTCTTGATTGGCAATACGGACAGTCCCTAATGCCCACTGATACCTCCGTCAAGTTTTTCACCAGCGGCATGTCCGGCGCGCCCGCGCACACGAACGCCGTGGGATCGATCATTGCTTTGCTGGACGCCTGCCTGGTCAACGGCTTTGGCAGTGTGACCCTCGACAGTCTGGTCGTTAGCAGCAACGTGGCGACCGGGACCGTCTCCACGGGCCACGGCTTTGCCATGACCGGCGCGACCGGTCCGGTGATTCGCATCGAAGGCGCGACGCCTTCAGGACTGAATGGCGACTGGCGAATCCAGACCGTGCCCAACAGTACCACCTTCACGTTCACCACGAGCGGGATAAGCAACCAGACCGCGACCGGCACGATCACCGCGAAACGCGCGCCAGCGGGCTTCGAGAAGGCGTTCAGCGGAACCGGCAAAGCCGCGTATCGTTCAGCATCGGTTGCCAGCACCAGGGGCTATTTGCGCGTACTGGATACCGATGTGGCGACGCCCGCGTCGTGGAATCAACTGCAACAATTTGAATCCATGAGCGATGTGGATACCGGGACGGGCGGCAGCACGGTGTACTACTCGCTAAAATACGTGACCAGTTCGGGCCATTGGCTGCTGGTGGCCGATGATCGGGCGTTCTATTTTGTCGCGCACACCTACCAAAGCAGTGAACCCATTGGGCAGTTCTTCTTTGGTGATCTGGCGTATCCCGCGCAACCCGCTGATGCGTATCATTGCGGGTTGATCGGCCTTCAGAGCGCAGCCACCAACAACGCCTATGGCTTGGCGCGGTTCGCGGATTCTGGCGAGTCGGGACGGCTGATGCGCAGTTACGATCAGGTCACGGCGAATGTGGGCCTGCGTCGGTATGGACACGCGCTGAACTCGAGCTACCTCAGCAACGGCGGCGGGAGTTACCTGTCCGCCCTGGGCGTGGCCGTGACGCCGGTACAGGGATGGGAGGGCGGCACGACCTATCGTGGCGACCTGCCGGGCTTTTACTCCCAAGTTCACGCCAACTTGGCGACGTGGAACATGGGCTATTATGAACACGCCGTCTTGGGGACGCTGTACGGGTATCCCATTTACAATAACGGACGGTTTCACGCCTTTTTCAGGCTCAATGGGCCGTGGCGATGAAGGTCATCGGCGCGGTCTCGATGGGGTTAGCGGGCGGCGGCTGGCACCGCATCACCGGCACGGTGACGGAACTGGGCGCGGTCGGGGCATACCGGGTGCGCTTGTTTGATCGGCGCACGGCGCTGTGCATCCGGGAAACGTGGAGTGCGGCAGATGGCGTCTATGCCTTTGAGCATCTGGCGTATCAAGCCAACGGCTATTTCGCCATTGCCCATGATCATGGCGCGAGTCCGCTGAACGCGGCGATTGCCGACCTGATTACCCCGGAACCGATGCCATGAGTAACCTGATGGGCTTCACCACGGCGCGCAAGACCAGCCGCGCGGAACTGGTCGCCAGTTGGCTCGATGGCGGCGAAGTGCGGATTTATGACGGCACGCGCCCGGCCAATGCCGATACGGCCATTTCGACACAGACCTTGCTGGTGACGCTGGCCTTGCCGAATCCCTCCGGGACGGTGACGAGCGGCGTCTGGACGGCAGGAGAGATTGACGTGGCGATGATCGCGGAAACCGGCACGGCGGCTTGGGCGCGCATCGTGACGAGTGGCGGGGTCACGGTGTTTGACGCCGATGTGGGCGTCGTCGGGAGCGGCGCGCTGATCGAAATCGACAATATCAGCCTGGTCACGGGCGGCTATTGCACCGTAGTATCCTTCACGCTCACTGAGCGGTAGTTGAGCGGTAGTCATGGCGTACACGCCGCCGGTGGGAGTCGCTGACCTGGCGCTGGTCGGGAGCTATACCCCGCCGGTCGGCGTCGCGAATCTGCAAATCGGGTTTGATCCTTCGCTCAATCGCCTGATCACCGGCGCGGGCGAAGCATTGGAACCGACCGGCCTGCTGCGCATCGGCCATTGGCTCCTGGCCGCGGCGAGTGGCGAAACCCTCGCGCCCATCGGGCGGCTTGAGATCGCCTACGATCCCAATCTGCTGTCGGCGGTCCACGGTCTGCGCGAGGCACACTGGCAAGGCGGGGCCTTGTCGCTCGCCGGAATTCGTGAACGGCTGCAACCGGCGCTGGGTCTGCACGGGTCAGGACTCGATCACTGGACAGCGGCTTTGGCTTTACCGGACGCGACGATCAGCACTTGGCAAGACTCCGAACACCTCGCGGGAACCGGGGTAGAGACGTGGCAAGCCGCCGACTTCGCCGCGAACAGCACGCAGCCTTTCTGGCAATCGGCGGCCTTCGTCGCCCAGAGTGGCGAAGAGACCTGGCAGGAAGCGACGGCGGCCAGTCAGTTCACGCAAGACACCTGGCGCGATTTGCCGCGCATCGAAGTGTCGCTGGACAGTCATTGGCAAGACGGGCGCGTCCAGTCGTTGCGCCTCGACGATCCGTTCAGCGATGGCCGGTTCCTGCTGCAAACCGAAGTCGAAATCTGGCAACAGGCCGGGTATCCCGGTAATGCCGCCAATCCGCAGAAAGACGCGATTCCCGTCCCGCTGAAAACGCCCTGGGGAACGGCGCTTAAGCTCGCCTGTCCCTTGCCCGGAACCGCGCTCAAGATCGGGCGCGTCCATTGTATCCTCATTGCTGAGCGCGAAGTCGCCGTCAGGAGTAGCTACATGTCAGTCAATAGCGCCTCGTTAGTGCGCTGGCCGGATTTAACGCCGTTGCCCTGCACGTCCCTGACAATTGAAACCGACTTTGATAGTTGGTGCTGGGCGTTGTCGGCGACGCTGGCCGGACCGGAGGCTTGGGGACTCGTTCAGCCGAACCCGCTGGCCTGCGAAGTGCTGGCGACGATCAACGGGCAAGCCTGGAAGTTCCTGCTCGATGTCCCCAGTACGAACCGGAGCTTCAACTCCGACCAAGTGACCCTCAAAGGGCGTTCGCGCTCGGCGTGGCTGCATGATCCGTATACGCCCAGTCGGGATTTTAGCGAAAGCAACGCCCGCGAGATGCAGCAACTGGGCGAGGCCGCGCTCGACAACACCGGCTGGACGCTGAACTGGCAAGGCGAGAACTGGGTCGTTCCTGCCGGACGCTACAACAGTTGGAATACGCCCATCGGCGTCCTCATGCGCTTGGCGAACACCACGGATGATGGCGTGTACACCGACCCCGACTTGCAAGTGATGACGCTCCAGAAACGCTGGCCGGTCGCCAGTTGGTTGATCGAGGGCGAAGTCGTGGACGTACTCATCCCGGAAGCGGCGATCATCAGCCTCTCGCAAAGCCCGCTCTACTCGCAACCGCTGAACGGGGTCTATGTCAGCGGGACTTCGCACGGGGTCTTGGCGCTGGTCAAGATCGCCGGGACGGACGGGGCGTTGCAACCGGCAGAACCGCTCACGAACGAATTGCTGTGCGATACCGAAGGCGTGGCCGCACGGCAACGGGGACTCAATGCCCTGAGTGATTCGGGCGCCGGGTTCACGATGGACGCGGAGACGCTGTTCAACCCGCCGACGTTTCCCTTGGTGCCGCCGGGCTTGATCGTCAGTATCGCCGGGATGAAGGGCGTGAGCCGCAGTTGCCGGGTGACGGCGCAATGGAGTAGCGGATTGCAGGTCAAGCAGAGCATCGGCCTGGAACGCCGGGAGGTGGAATCATGAGGAACCTTTACAAGCGCTTCTCGGCGTTGACTGGACGCTCGCTGCGCACCGTCGGCACCTGTATCAGCGCCGATTTCGGCGAGTGTACAATCCAGTATCCGGGCGGGGGATTAGTGCGGGTGAAAGGCGCGGGCGTCGTGGACACCCGCTATTTTGTGCTGGACGGACGG